AAGCCATGGCATTGCCACTATATTTAGACAGCGCGTGTGAGGACATTTGGGAAAGAGATAGAACACTTAATAATGCAATAGATGTGATGCGTGGTTTGCCATCCGCACAGCCAGAAAAACGCACGGAAGAACGCACGGAAACACGCGCGTGCGATTCGATCGGCAGACAGGCGGTAATAGACCTTGTAGAAGAACTTGAGACACAGCGGTTGAAAGGTGACATTGACTTGTTATATGCACCGATGATTAAAGGCGTAAGAGCGTTGCCTCCGGCACAGCAGTGGATTCCGACATCGGAGAAACTGCCAGAGTATGACAAGCCTGTCCTGCTCAGTACGGCGTGGGGCAAGACGGAAATCGGATTTTGGACACAACATGGGTGGATGATTGTAGCGTGTTCTTATCGTGAATTTGAGCAAGACGTAGTTACAGCATGGATGCCACTTCCAGAACCGTATAAGGGGGCTATGGATGTCAAGAACAATTGAAGAACTCAGCGATCTTATTGAACGAATAGCAAACGCTTTAGGGGTTGGCATAGACCAGTTTACGTTATACGCAAATGACGAACCAATAACACGAAAACAACCGGATGGTGAGCTGGTCAGTCGCCGGGCAGCGATCGATTTGTTTGAAAACTACGAGGACACAGACGGCATAAAGATTAAGTATGTCAGACAGATGCTTGAGGGGCTCGCACCAGAAGAGAGGCAGCTGCCTTATCAATGGATACCGATCTCGGTGGATACGCCTAAGAAAGACGGGGATTATCTCACGACGACATTAGACGGAAAGGTTTACTGTGATCATTGGACGGAATGCTGCTTCGACAGAACAGAGACAGTAATCGCCTGGATGCCTAAGCCACAAGCGTATAAGCAGCCAGATAAAAGAACAGCCGAAGAACTTAGCAATGATATTAGACGCATGGCGACTGGCGCAGGGGTAAGCATAAAACAGACAGCAATTTATATATCATCGCAACGCTGATCAAGAAATTTTCTCAGCAATCGGATTTGAAATTCAAAACTGGATTCTTACATATATAATATTTCGGCCTCGCAATCGGGTATTAAGAGTACGACCATGGCTGAAATAGAGATGAGTCATGAAAAGATATTACGACGATTATGATTACGAGGAAGCATATCAGAAACAGCTGGAAGATCTGGAGGAGTTCGAACAGCGGGCGAGGATCAGGCGGCTGATGGGAATCGCCTACAGGACGACTACGACAACCTCGGGGGATCTGGTTGAGGTGGATATCTATCCGGCATTCCGAGACAGACACGATATGCCGCGCACGAGACGAGGGAGAGAGTCACGGCCATCGCAGAAGGTGCTGAATGATCGCAGAGCACGGCGGAGACTGATGCAGCTGGTCGAGGCAAATTTTGGCCAGGGTGATCTCTGGTGCACGTGGACCTTCGACGAAGATCACCTGCCGAAGACGATCGAAGAAGCGGAGCATCTGTTCACATTATTCATCCGCCGGGTGAACCGTAAGCGGAAAGCACTCGGCCTGGAGAACGTGAAGTACATCGCGGTCACGGAGTGCGGAGAGGATAAGAACGGAACGCACAGGGCGCACATCCATGCTGTCATGTCAGGAGATATGGATCGGGATCTGCTGGAGAGCATGTGGACCTACGGCAGGCGGAATCATACGCGGCGCCTCGCTCCGGATCCGGATAGCGGACTTGCCGGAATGGCATCATACATCAGCAAAGATCCACGCGGCCGGCGCCGGTGGAAGCGAAGCAGGAACCTGAAAGAGCCAGTAGTTACGAGATCATACACGAAGTTCTCGCGGAAAGCAGCAGAGTCTATGGCTATCGACACGAGCGAATTAGAACGGCAGATCGGAAAGAAGTATCCGGGGATGAAGCTGCTGGAATACTCGGTTCGGATCAACGATATCAATGCGGGATGCTATATATACGCGAGGATGAGGAGAGTTAAGGAAACCACGAAGAGGCAGAGAGAGTGAACATGGACGAGAGCACATGGAAACTGGCAGTAGTGCTGTGGCTTGTAGTGTTGACGTTTTTAACATTTGAGGATGAGCGATGAACATTAAGTCATTTCTGAGAGCGTGCAGGGACGAACAGGGCGAGATCAATATTCTGCTTCGGAAACGTGAGCAGCTTTATTCATCATTGCTTCCGGCGGGAATCCGGTATGACGGAGACAGAGTCCAGACGACGCCGGAAGATCGGATGCTCGAGCGCATGCCGGAGATCGCAGAGCTGGACAAGAAGATATCTCAGCAGATCAGAAAGCTGGCGCGGAGGAAAGCAAAAGCCATGGGGATGATCAACAAGCTACAGGACTCGAAACAGAGGCAGGTGCTGACACTATATTATCTTGACAACAGGAGACTTAGCTGGGAGAAGGTAGCTGCAGAAATGGGATATTCGCGCGAGCGGGTTTTGGATTTCGTTGAAGAAGGATTAAAAATATTGATTCAAAATCAAAGGAGATGTAGGCGAGAGATTTTAAAAAGCATGCGCTGAGATGAATGTATCCCAAGCATCGAAGATTACCGAACTGATGGAACAGTTCATAGCAGAAGTAGAAAGATTACACTGAATTACACTTTGGTTCATGGTAGTATGGTAAAGAGAAAAGTATGGAAGGGCGCCCAGACGGGCGCTCTTTTTGTATAGGCGAGGCGCATATGAAGCAGTTATACATCTGTGATCCAGAGAAGAATATCACATGCAGGAAGGGGAATGGATGTCAGGAAGATTGCTTCTTGACCGACAAGATCGAAGCAGCGAATAAACCTTTGGACAAAGCAATCAAAGAAGCCATAACAGCCTCGATCCTTGAAGGATATTACAGACAAGGATGACACGACCTCATCTGCCAGCGGGTTGAGAGAAACTGGCAGCAGGCAGCAGGACAGAGAAAGCAAGGAGCGAAGTAAGATGCTGAAAGCCTGCCCATACTGCGGCCGGATCCACGACAGCCGGTACGACTGTGGAAAGAAACCGAAGGCACGGCCGAAGGCAGATACCGCCACCCAACGCTTCCGGGGGTCCGGGGCATGGAAGACAAAACGAGAACAGATCAGAAAGAGAGACAAAGGATTATGCCAGCTCTGTCTGCGCGGGTACGCTGGCACCCAGCGGCAGTATGAGTATGATGATCTTTCAGTTCATCACATTGTACCAATCGAGGAGGACTACTCACGAAGATTGGATGACAGCAATCTGATCTTGTTGTGTGCATACCACCACGAGGTGGCAGAAGCAGGCAGGGTGGGTAGAAATTTGTTGAAAGAAATTGCGGAGAGCAACAACCTCAGCTCCGGAAACGCCCCCGGATGATTGACGCGGCGCAATTTCAGAAAAAAATCCACCGACGGCGCACCATCATCAACAAAAAATTCCCAAAATCGGTTGCGCGCCCGCCCGGGCCCGCACGCGCGCGGTTAATTCGAAGGAGAGAATATGGCGAGACCGTCCAAAACTGCAGAAGTTCTGAGGATGGAAGGCAAGTCTCACCGGACCAAACAGGAACTGGCCTTCCGGGAAAAACAGGAGCAGAGTCTGCTCTCAGGAATGCGGCTCCAGGAACCGGCATCGGTCAAAAGGGACAAGGAAGCACACAGAGTCTTCCTGAAAACCAGGCGGCTCCTCTCGTCGATCGGCAAAGACGATGAGATGTACAGCGCTGCAGTCTGCCGGTACTGCACAAATACATCGAAGCTGAAGGACTGCGAGGCTTCAATCGAGATGGCGAAAGCTGCTCTGGAAGAGCTGAAAGAATCCAGAAGTAAGTTTGATGACGTTGGAGAGTTTGCTGAATACTACAGACTGCTTGTGAAGTTGGAAGATGCTGTCACGAAGAAGGAACAGCTGGGCGCGGCACTCAGAAGAGAGCTCTGTGACTTTGAAAAAGAGTTCTGTATGACGGTCGCTTCTTCCGGAAAGATCGTCCAGAAGCAGCCGCCGACGAAAAAGAGTGTACTGATGGAGGCACTTAGTGGACCATGATCATCCCGCGTACAGATACGCAGCCTGGGCAGCAGAGCATCCGGATCAGGCACCGGTCTATGTGCGCCGGCAGGCGGAATCATGGATGAATATTGCGGACGGGCTGGATGCGGAAGCAGAAGTAGATGACTTCGCAGTACAGAAAAATGACCGGCTGCTTAAGATCATCCGGCACCCGGACCTGAAGTGCCCAGTATATGACGGCCTGGAACCGTATGCGTGGCTTCTGATTACCGCAACAATGTGCACGAAGCTGCGGGATGCGCAATATGACACGCGGTTTTACACGACAGCACTGCTGGAGATCGCTCGAAAAAATTTCAAAACGTTCAATGCGGGAATCATCTTCATCCTGCTGATGCTTACAGAACCGGCTTTCTCCCGGTTCTTTTCAGTTGCGCCAGACCTTGCGTTGTCGAGTGAACTGAAAGTAGCGATACGCAAGATCATCAAGTCCACACCGGCGCTGGTAGACGAAGCGGATCCTGCTTTTAAGGTCATGCGCTCTCAGATCAGATGCCTGATCAACGAGAATGAATACACGCCGCTCGCATACTCACAGGACAGCATGGACGGCCGGATGGCGAATGCATTCCTGGCGGATGAGGCCGGTGCTCTCGACGAGTATCCCGTTGAAGCAATGAGATCATCACAGATCACGCTGACCAATAAGCTCGGGATCATCATCAGTACGCAGTATCCGAATGATAACAACGTGATGGTCGACGAGATTGACATAGCGAAGAAAACCTTGGATGGCCTCATGGATGACCGACGTGAATTCGCATTGCTGTACGAGCCGGATCAGGAGCTGCAGCAGGGAGACATCTGGCAGACAGATGACCGCGTGATCTTCCAGGCGAATCCAGTCGCTGTGACGCATCCAAGGATCCTGGATGAGCTGAAGAAGAAACGCGCCAGGGCGATCGAATACGAGAACAAGCGCGAGAACTACCTCTGCAAGCACAACAACATCCTCTACAAGGGCCTCGGCGTTGAAGGATACATCGATGTCCAGAAGGTGAAGCAATGCGCCAGAGAGGCCGACAAAAGCTGGTGGAAGGGCCGCAGAGTGTGGCTGGGCCTCGACCTGTCACAGTCGGACGACAATACGGCAGTCGCAATGGTGACCGAGGAAGACGGAATTGTCTACGCATCGGTGACAGGCTTCATTCCGGAAGGCCGCATGGACATCAAATCAGCAAAGGAAAAAGTCGATTACAGACGGCTGGTCTCGGTCGGCAACTGCCGGGCCTGCGGCGACGAAGTGATCGACTACACAGAAGTTGAGGCGTTCATCCTTGGGATCGAGAAGGAATATGGCGTGGAAGTCGTCCAGCTCGGGTATGACCGATGGAACGCGATCTCAACGGTCCAGAAGCTCGAGGCTGAGGCAATGACATGCGTTGAGATAAAGCAGCATTCATCTGTCCTCCACGCGCCGACCAAGCTGCTGAAGGAGCTGATCCTCGAGAAGAAGTTCAGATACGATCGGAACAGACTTCTGGAGATCAATTTCCAGAACGCGCGGTGCACGGAAGACACGAATCTGAACAAGTATGTGAACAAGAAAAAGTCGGCCGGAAAGGTCGATATGGTAGTGGCGCTGATCAATGCGCTTTACCTGCTGCAGCAGGACATTTTGTATGGCGACGGATTTGTCGTGCAGGTGATTTGACATGGGATTATTTGACAGAGTAAGGAAACGGGGAGAGGCAGCGGGGCTGGAAGATCAGGTTCTTACTGAAAGCGAACTCCTCCGGGCGCTCCTCTCGCCGGATAGCATTGGGATCAAAGAAGCCATGAGCGTGCCGACTTTTGCAGGATGCGTCAATCATATCTGCAATGCGATCTCAATCATTCCGATCAGACTGTATCAGCGAGAAAAGGACGGATCTATTGAACAGGTCAAGGACGATATCCGAACAAAGCTGCTCAACGACGACACTGGGGACACGCTGACCGGACCGGACTTCAAGCGCGCAATGGTGTATGACTATCTGACTAATAAAGGCGGATATGCATTCATCAAGAAGACAGGGCGCAGGTACGTTTCACTGCACTACGTGGATGCAACGCAGGTCACGTTTCTGGAAAGTCAGGATCCGATCTTCAAGGACTATCAGGTCATGGTGTCCGGGAAGAAGTACGAAGCCTATCAGTTCGTGAAGTTCCTGCGTAGGACGAAAAACGGATACCGCGGAAAGTCTCTGATCGATGAGAACCAGACAATTCTGTCGACAGCCTACAACTCGATCAAGTTCGAAAACGCTCAGGTCAAGAAAGGCGGACAGAAGCGCGGATTCCTGCAGTCAGAACAGAACCTCACTGAAAAAGCAGTAACAGCCTTAAAAGCGGCGTTTCAGAAGCTCTATCGCGATGACAACGAGAATGTGATCGTGCTGAACAATGGCGTGAAATTCCAGGAGTCATCCGAGACATCAGTCGAGATGCAGCTGAACGAGAATAAGAAGCTGAACGGGACGGAGATCTGTAAGCTCTTCAACATGCCGCCCGCGATCATTGCCGGCGGAGCGACTGCTGCGGACTGGTCAGCATATGTCCAGTACTGCATCGTCCCGATCCTGGAAGTTTTCTGCGATGCGCTCAACAGAGATCTGCTCGCAGAGAGTGAGAAGAAGGACCGGTACTTCGCTCCGGACGTCTACGAACTGACCAAGGGAGACGTCAAGTCCAGATATGAGGCGTACCAGATCGGATATAAGACAGGCTTCCTTCAGATCGACGAGATCCGGAAGAAGGAGAACCTGCCTGACATGGGCATTCCGTTCCTGAAGCTTGGACTGCAGGATGTCCTGTACGACCCTGAAACCGGCATGATCTTTATGCCGAATATGAATAAATGGGCAAACGTAAAGAACATTAAGGATGAAGGGACAGATCTGAACGTGGAAGATTCAGAAGGCGGCAATCCTCCAACAGGGGATGCTGGCGTTGTGAATCAGCCGCCTAAAGTGACAGAACCGACTCCTGGGAAGGAGAAGAGCGATGAAGATAACACTCAGAGCTGACACCGTCGAAGTCGAAGGCTACGTCAATGCCGTAGGCCGAGACAGCAGACAGATGGCTGACGAATACGGCTATCCGTATTTTGAACAGATGCAGCCGGGCGTTTTTGCCAAGGCACTCAATGCCAAAGGCGACGAAGAGATCCAGATGCTCATGGACCATGATGAACATCACGTCATCGGTGGGACAGGATCTAACCTGGAACTCGAGGAAGACGCAATCGGCCTGCATGCAAGGGCAGTCATCACGGATGCAGTGGCGGTGGAAGCGGCTCGCGAGAAAAAGCTGAGAGGCTGGTCCTTCGGATTCATTCCGCTTGACCAGCGCGATGAGTATTCCAGCGATGGGCATCGAGTGATCAGGACGGAGATCGACCTGATTGAAGTGTCACTGATTGATGACAAGATGGTACCGGTGTACGCCGGCACCAGCGTTCACACCAGAGCGAACGGCGAAAGCCAGAAGTTCATGCTCAGGGCGCAGGACGATGTCATCTACACGGAAGTGCTGGAAGAAAGAGCAGAGCCGGAAGCGCCGGACCTGTCGAAATATGAATCTGTTGTAAGTGAACTGGGAGCCGCAACGGCTCTTTAATTTTGCAAAAAACAAAGGAGAACGAAGATGAAACTGAAAGAGTTAATGGAGAAGAGAGCTGAGTTTTATGAAGAGCTTACCGGCATCGTCAACAAGGCCCGCGAAGAGAAGCGCGCAATGACCGAGGAAGAGAAGAACCGCTTCGATGAACTCGAAGGCAGCATCAAAGAGATCGATGCAACCGTTGACGCCGCAAGAAGAGCACGTGCTCTGGAAGCCGATCAGGCTGACGATGAGGGCGAAGGCGAGACCACCGAGCAGATGGAGATCAGAGCATTTGCTGACTACATCCGCGCAGGCGAAGACTCCAACATCACGAAGACCGACAATGGCGCCGTGATTCCGAAGACCGTGGTCAACAAGATCATCGATAAGGTCAAGGATATCAGCCCCTTGTTCCGTGATGCTGAGAAGTTTAATATCCGCGGAAACATCGCCATCCCGTATGTGGATGCATCCAATGACAACATCACTGTCGCATACAGCGACGAATTCGTAGATCTGGAAGCGAAGAGCACGAAGCTGCTGTCCGTCAATCTGACCGGCTTCCTCGCAGGCGCGCTGGCCAAGATCTCCAAGAGCCTGATCAATGCTACCGATCTGGACCTGGTGGAGTTCGTGACCACCAAGCTTGCAGCTGCGACTGCGGAGTTCATCGATCATGAGATCGTTGTCGGAACTGCCGGCAAGGTAGTTGGCCTGTCCAACGCCACCCAGATCAAGACCGCTGCAGCTGCTGCAGCCGTAACGATGGACGAGATTATCCAGCTGAAGGACATGCTGAAGAGTGTGTTCCAGGATGGAGCTTATTTCGTCATGAATCCGGAGACCCTGACTGCAGTCCGCCTGCTGAAGGATCAGAACCTCCGATACTACGTAAACGACGATGTCACTTCCGAATTTGGTGTGACACTGCTCGGAAAGCCGGTCTATGTCTCTGACCAGATGCCGAAGATGGCAGCAGGCAGAGTCGCGATCGCATACATCAATCCTGCACAGGCGCTGGCCGTGAAGCTGGTTGAAGACTCCGTTCAGGTACTGAACGAGAAATACGCGACTCAGCACGCAGTGGGCATCGTTAACTGGGTTGAGTTCGATGCAGCTATTCAGAATCAGCAGGCTGTTGCTGTCCTGAAGATGAAGGCGGCGTAATCAACCGGACAGGAGGTCTGACATGAAGGTAAAGGCCACTGCATCCTTTGCCGGAATTGGATTCGCTGCGGTTCCCGGTGAGACGATTGACGTCCCGGAAGCCGTAGCGAAAGACCTGATTCAGGCGGGATTCGCTAAGAAGGAAGCGGTCACGACCGCAACCAAGGAGAAAAAGAAGAATGAAGATAAGTGAGGTTACGCTCGAGATTATGGCAGGCCAGCTCCGGGAAGATGCCTCTGAGCTCAGTGATGATGAAAAGCAGATGATCGAACAGGTCATGTGGCCTGCCGCCATCCAGTACGTCATAAGTGAGACAGGCATCGAAGGCGTGGACGAAGCAGATCAGAACGGCAGAAGGCTGGATGATTATGAAGATCTGACAGTTGCTGCGCTGTGCCTGCTTTCAGACATGTACGATAACCGTCAGATGGCAGCAGATAAAACGAGTGCAAACCGCACGGTCACAAGCATCTTAGGCCGGTACCGGTTCAACCTGGTGCCGAGCGCGGAGGCAGAATGAACGCTGGAAGCTATCGCAAGAGAATAAAGATTCAGAAGCTGAGCGTCAGCGAGAATGCGAATGGATTCGAGACCGAAGAGTGGACTGACTTCTACGGCAACTACGCCTATGTCAATCAGCTTTCCGGGACAGAGTTCTGGCAGGCCGCTGAAGTGAAAGCACAGAACACGGTGAAGTTCACACTGCGGTGGCACAAGAAGCTGGACCAGATCAACACGAAGCAGTTTCGGATCAAGATGGGCGAGCGGATATTCAACATTACGAATGTGGACAACGTCATGCTCAAGAATGAGACGGTGAAACTGAGCGCGGTGGAGGTGATTTAAATGTTCGATATAGAGATACCTGCCGATTACCTGCAGGAGCTCCTCGGATATGAGTTCACGGAAGCCGCGAAGGAATTGCTGGACAAGGCATCGCCTGCACTCGTAGAAAGCACAAAAAGCGCAATGCGGGCTGTCGTTCAGCACGGTGGAGAATCCGACATGATCAATTCCGTAAAGGCCAATAAGGCCAAGGAAGCGGTCAACGGTGCGGTGATTGTGAATGTGAACCCGAAAGGATACAGCAATCATACATTCAGCCGTGAATCCGGAGGAAGAGTCCATCGTTATCCAGTGTCCAATGCACTGAAAGCGATCTGGCTGGAATATGGCGTTGCCGGCAGACAGCCTCCGCGGCCATGGCTCTCAGCCAGCACAAGGGCTGTTGAGTCTAAGGTCATGGAGCTGATGCAGGAAGAATACAACAAAAAGGTAAATGCGGAATGAATGTGAATCCAGAGATCATAAAGCTCAAAAAAGTCACTGGTCTGAATGTTTATCCGGACAAGATGCCGGATGACAGAAACGATGAGATGTTCATTGTGTTCGCATATGAAGGTGAATATGGCGCACACTTCGGAGACAATGAGGTGCTTGCAGATGAGGCACAGATTCAGGTCTCGCTGTATACGCCGCCGAAGTATGACTATATCAGCCTCAAGGAGCAGATCAGAGAGTACCTCGAGACACTCGGGATCATCACAAACATCCGCAGTTACCTGGATGACTACTCAGTACTTGGAAACCAGATCTCACAGATCAGACACACGGTTTTCAATGTTGAAATTACTAAATGGAGGATAAGAGAATGATCGGTACACCCGTAGGAGTATCAAAACCCATCGTAGCAAAGTACGACCTCGAAGCCGGAACGTACAGCGAGGGCTTTGTTTGTGGAGAAGCGCAGGCAGCAGGTGCTGCTCCGAGCTACACTTCTCAGAACCTTTACGGCGACAACAAGGCCGTTGAGCAGATCACGCGGTTCCAGAACGCGCAGGTCACGCTGAACACTACAAAACTTCCCCTGGTTGCGGCCAGCGTTATGTTTGGGCACACAGCCGACCAGAGCACAAAGAAGGTCACGAAGTCTGCAGACGACGAAGCGAACTATGTCGGCGTCGGATATGTTGTAACCCTTGTTGCAAATGGCGTTTACAGCTACGAAGCAGACATCATCCACTGCTGCAAGTTCCAGGAGCCTGCAGGAAACTTCCAGACTATCGGCGACAGCATCACCTTTGCCACCCCGGCACTGACCGGAACGGCAATCGCCGACAAGGAAGGCGACTGGGAGACGGACCAGGTCTTCGATACCGAGGAAGCAGCTCTTGAGTTTATCAAGACGAAGTTCGGGATGAAACCATAAGCAGCAGGTCCAAAAAACAAAAAAATAGGAGGAGGCGGCGCTGAAAAAGGCGCCGCCTTTTTACCGACATGATGAGAAAAATCGAACTGAACCATATCGAACTATCCGGAGAAGTATATCCGGTATACTGCGACATCTATGTGCTGGAGAAGATCCAGGAACGGATGCCGATATCAGAATTTGAGCGCCAGCTGATCGGAAGAGCCATTGAACGCGACGATCACGGCCGGCCCATGTACAACGAGGATGGATCCTTCAAACTAATTCCGGCGGCGCAGAATCTGCAGATCCTTGTGTTTGCAGCGACGCTGATGATCAACGAAGGCATCGAGATCCAGAACGACCAGGACGGGACGGATCTGGAGCCACTGACCGAGAAGTACGTCGCCCGCATTATTGACATGAACTATGTCGAGCTTACGATCGCACTTCACCACGAGTTCAATCGGTGCTTCGGAAGTAAAAAAAAAGAAACCGTGAAGAATTAGAAAAAGAAAATGTCGAAATAAACTTCCTGCATATCTATACGGTGAGCCGCCTGAGGCTGGGCTACACCGACGAAGAGACCAGCCGGATGCAGATCGGGTATTGGTCCGACGTTTACCACGAATATCGTACGCTCTACAACTTCGAGAAGAAGGGCATGATTTACAAGGACGTCGAGGATGAACAGCAGGAATTTCTAAATAGCCACATTGAGATAAAGCCATTGTCTCAGGTCAAGGAAGGATAACACATGGCCAAGAAGGGGACGATAGGCGGCAAAATCGTACTCGACGGCGCGTCGCAGTACAATGCCGACCTGAAGAATATCAAGTCGAATCTGACCGAACTGCGCAGCGAGATGAAGGTGCTGAATGCTGAGAACGCGACAGCGCAGAACACAGCTGAAACACTGTCCGCCAAGTCGGAGATCCTCGAGTCCATGTACGAGCAGCTGGGCAAGAGAGTCGAGACCTACGGCAAATTCCTCGAGGAAGCGAATAAGGCTCACGAGAATGCAGGGCAGGCAGTCAGCACATATAAGGATCAGCTGGAAGCTGCGAAGACACAGCTGGAACAGATGACGTCTTCCGGCAAGGCATCTGAGGAAGAGATCGCAGCGCAGCAGAAAGTCGTTTCGGATCTGGCAGAAAAGCTCCGCGAAGCAGAAGCCGGCTATCAGGCGACTGGGCAGAAGGTTAATCAGTATCAGACAGCCGTCAACAATGCGAAGGCAGAACAGGTAACGCTCGGATCGGAACTCGAAAAAACAAACGGATACCTGGAAGAAGCTAAAGAATCTGCGGACGGATGCGCGAAGTCTATCGATGAATTCGGCAAGGAAGTTAAAGAAGCCGGAGACGGCACCGAGAAAGCACAGAACGCTCTGGACGCACTCGCTAAGTCGGAACTATTTAAGGTTGTTGGAGAGCAGGCGGAGAAGGCTTTCCAGATGCTTCTGGAGTGCGCGGATGCTGCAGATAAGTTCGAGAGCGCCATGGCAAAGGTGCAGTCCATCGCACAGACAGACAGTGCCTCTCTGGGAACCATGGCTAACAGCCTGCAGACATATTCTGTCCAGCTCGGCGTTTCTGCAAACGATCTGGCAGAAGCAACATATCAGGCGATTTCCGCAGGCGTAGACTCAACGCAGGCTGTGGATTTCGCGGCCGAGGCCACGAAGCTGGCTGTCGGCGGTTTTACCGATGCTTCTAAAGCTGTCGATGTCGTCACCACTGCGCTGAATGCGTATGGGTTGGAAGCGACAGAAGCCGGCCACGTCATGGACGATCTGATCAACACGCAGAACTTAGGCAAGATCACTGTCGACGAACTGGCTCAGGGCCTCGGCCGCATCATTCCGACAGCGGCAGCCTTCAATGTCGACATGGACAATATGTCCGCAGCAATCGCTGAGCTCACGAACAAAGGTGTGCCGGCAAGGCAGACGATTACATATTTAGGATCCATGCTCTCAGAACTGGGCGATCAGGGATCTGATGTATCCAAGACGCTGAAGGACGAGACTGGGAAGACCTTTGGAGAGTTGATGGAGTCAGGAATGTCGCTCGGCGACGTCATGAAGATTCTGTTCAACTCAGTCGAGAACGACAAGACAGCTTTCATGGGCCTGTGGGGACAGACCACAGCAGCAACAGCCGCATTTAATATCGCATCGGACGAAGGCGAGAAGTTCAACTACATGCTCGGCGAGATGGGAAACAGAGCCGGAGCGATGGAACAGGCCTTCGGAACCATGGCGGACACGTCGGAAATGACCGGTAAGAGGCTGGAAGTAGCGGCAGAAAACCTGAAGGTGTCGATCGGTGAAGCACTCAACCCCGTGCTCGACAGCCTCCAGGAGAAAGGCCTTGCCGCGCTGGAGCCGATCAACGCTTTCGTAGAAGAGCATCCAGAGCTGGTGCGCGCCGTAGCAGGAGCCGCAGCTGCCGTTGCTGGAATGACGACAGCTCTCGCAGCGTACACTGCGGCAGCAGCTCTCGCGAAGCTCGTGACGGGAGACGTCACTGGCGTTCTCATGGTCCTTGGAACCGCTGCAGTCATGGGTGGCATTCTCGGGCTGGCATCAGGTGCCGAAGATGCCACATCGAACATTCAGAAGCTCACGAATGCTTCGAAAGATCTGGCGAAAGAAACCGACAACATGAATGCGGCTTTCCGCCAGAACGCGGAGGACCGAAATGCCGCAAGAGACTCGATGGATCAGCAGAGCGGCATATGCCAGAAGCTGGTTCAGGAGCTGACAAACTTAAACGGGATAACTGACCAGACGGCAGAGACACAGGCACGTCAGCAGGCCATTGTAAACCAGCTCAACTCAGCTCTGCCAGGACTCGGCCTGGAATATGACGCCGCGACCAACTCACTGAATATGTCAACAGAGGCCCTCGAGGCGAACGCCGAGGCCATGATGCAACAGGCCAAGGTCATGGCAGCACGCGAAGACATGCAACGGATCGCGGATGAGCAGTACGAGACCGAGAAGAAGCTGGCTGAACTGGAACAGCAGATCGCGGACCAGATCGGAGCAAACGTCGAGGCATATGAGCGGCTGAACGAACAGAAGCGCATCAATGCCGAGATGGACGACGGCAACATCGGCGGCATCGAACAGGCGCTCACAGAATGGCAGAACGGTAAGGATGCTCTGACAGAACTGCAGGCACAGTATGCTGAGACACAGCAGACGCAGAGCGCACTCAGCGACGAGTTCGCACGGACAGCCGAGTATGCCGGAATGGCATCCGGCGCCTATGATGACACAGCAGAATCTGCAGACAACCTGGAGAACAAGACCAGGACGCTGGCAGACATGACAAAGGAAGAGGCCGATGCCTTTGAGAAAGCCCACGATGCGGCCCTGCGGTCGCTGCAGGGGCAGGGTGATGCATTCGAAGAGCTCGCCAACAGAGCAGAACTCAGCGCCGGCGAAATGGCACAGACGGTCGCCGATACGACGAAGACACTGCAGGAACAGGCAGCAGGGATGCAGGAGTACGCAGAACTCGTCGCACGTGCGGTCGAGGTAATGCAGGAGAACGAGGACTCAACCGGGTTCCTCTCGAGCATCATCGACAAAGGCCCTGCCGCAGCCAATGAACTGGAAAGTTTCGTAAGCGCTGCCGAGAGTACGGGACCGGCGCTGGAAGCGTTCAATACTGCGGTCGAAGCGTTCAACGACACGACGGAGCTTACCGAGAACATCGCAAATCTGAGAGCAGCATTCGAAGGCGGATGGGACGAAATACTCGATGCATCGCTCGAGAGTATCAACTCCAAGGTGCCGGAGATGACAACGGCAATCGCGACCGGAACCGAGGAGCAGACAGCTCTGGTCGAAGCATTCCGCGATACGATGACGCAGACGGCAACCGGAACGATGGAGGATACGGCAACAGCCGTGACAGACAACATCGAGCTGGTGACACAGGCAGCACAGCAGACAGTAAATGACACGATCACGGCAGCCAATACCTCACTGGGCATTGAAGGTGAAGGCGGCCAGTCCTCTGTGTTCTATAAGATGGGCGAGGAGTCTATAGACGGCTCACTGGCAGCAGGCATCGAGGCGGGCACAAGCAGAGTTACGAGCGCGATCCAGAAGATGATCAACAGTGCGATTGCTGCCGTCAATGTAAGCGGAGCAGCTTCCAGCATCGACAGGAAGCTTGGGGAGGCATTCGGAGGATGAGCATAAGAGGATTTCGCCTCGTCAATTCCAAAGGCGAGGCATACGACCTGAACAACCTGGATCACTTTCTACATGATCCGGAAGGCCTCGGCTACCAGAGCGCGATCGAATATCAGCGAATCGGGCACAGGTATTTACAACTGAACGACGAGCTGCAGCAGGGGTCTGTTTCTGGCATGATCAGATTCAGGGAGCCTGGCGCATACATCAAGTATGCGGCTTTTGCCAAATTTTGCCAGAAGAAACCGCTGCAGCTGTATTACACGTCCGATCAGGAGTATCAGACGGAAGTAATTCCGACGATCGTTGATAAGCGTGAGATCGAGGAGATCGGCCTCGACGTCGGCGTCACATTTACGAAGCTGGACTACTGGAACAGGCGCGTCGCAGTAAGTAATGACGGCACCGGAGAGGATGGTAAGAAGTACTCGTACACATATCCATTCACGTATGCGGACCAGCCGAGAGGGATCGTCTCAATCGACAGTGACACAGAGTTGGAGTCGCCATGTGTGATTTACATCTATGGACCTGTTGAGGATCCGGTCTGGCGCCATTACCTGAATGGCGAGCTGAAGACGCAGGGTGCCGTGAATGCCACAATCGCCCAGGGCAATAAGCTGGTGATCGACACGACATCCATTCCGTACAGGATAGTAGAGACGGACAGCGAAGGAAATGTGGTCGATGACCACTATCAGAACTCGGATTTTTCGCTGGGCCGGTTCGTCTATTTCGGCGCAGGCAAGAATAGGATAACAGTCGGAGGACACGGCGCAACAATTCCGGCAGTCACAGTGGAGGCACATCTGCTCTATGATACCGTATAATGTCGAGATATTTGATAAGGGGCTGAGCCTGAAAAGCCACTACAGCGTCAATGAGCTCGAATATAAGTATGACTATCTCGATCCAGAAAAATCGAACGTCATGCTTCCGGACACCGTTGCATGTGAGACGGATGACTATATCTGGATCACAAAAGGCAGCATGAAGATCTTCGGAATCGTCACGGCGCTGAGCGACAAGGAAAACCACCAGAGAGAAGTAACCTATACAGACTTCGCGCAGGTTCTGGATGTCGACATCGAAGTGGATACGGCAGAATTTGGAGCCGGATCTCTTACGGAGTATATCGCCGAACAGATCAGCAAAACCTTCATAACAAACGCAGATCTGTCTCAGCGAATCCAGTGTCTCGCAACAGAAGCAGAACAGGAAATCACGGACTGGACACTGCCGATCGAGCCGGAGTCCGAAGAAGAGACCAGAGCAATCGCGAATCTGTTTGACGATATCATTCTTCCAGCTTTCACAAACTATGAAGTGCTGGTAAAGGCAGAACCGGATATTATGTCCAAGACGATCACAGCACACGTTTATATCAATCCTGCGCAGCGGATCGTCATTGAGGCAGGACTGTCGAATATCATCGCGAAAGAAATCACGATCAGAAAGGCCAAGAAGGAAACTAATAAGCTGATCGTAATCAACAAAAAAGATTATGGGACGCAGTCGATCTATTTCCTGCACCCGGATGGAACGTTCGATAAGACGGACGCGGACCGGATGACGCCGGTCAAGTACAAGATCGCGACCGTCTCCACCAAGACTAATTCGGAATTCGAAGAAGCGAAGGAAAAGGAGTACACGAACGCTGTTAAGAAGATCACGAGGATCCAGAAGAAGACGAGCGATCTGGACGACAAGGACAGGGAGTCGGTAGTCACATCAGTTGAGACACTGAATACGATCCCAGGGATCAGCCTTGTAATCGGGACAGATGGAAAAGTGACGAGCTGGGACGAGGAAGCGGCAAACACAGCGATCACAACGTATACGGGGTCATACCAGTTCGAAACATTCTGCCGCGGCCTGGCGGATGATGCGTTCGAGGCAAAAGCAAGCGAGAAAGCAGCACAGACATTCCGGGCAAATGCGTATGAGTCGCTGATTGAGCTGGAGATGGTCAACGAAGACGCGATGATCCATCCGGAGGACCTGGAAGCCGGCCAGCGCGTGGGCGTCATACATGAAGGCGAGATCTACGAGACAATCCTCACCGGCAAAACGATCGCTGAAACAACGCTCCTGACTTTCGGAAATGTTCGCCTGGAGCTCACAAAAATTCTCAAGGGAAGGGGACAGTAATGAGCATAACACTTATCACCTACAATGGTCAGACGGTTTCACCGCAGGCTGATGCGATCCTCCATGACTCTGTTCAGAAGAATGGAATCTTCCGCGGCTGCGAAGTGACATACACGGGAAGCAATGGGCTTCACGTTTCAGCGGGATTCGGCATCATCAAAGGAAGGCAGTTCGAAGTATCAGACACGGATCTCAGCGTATCGATGCCGAAGTCGGGAACCGTAAGAGGCCGCGTCTATATCCACATGGACCTTGGAGCAGAAGAACCGATCAAGATCCTTGCTGCAACGGCGTCCACACTTCCTGCACTGGTGACTGACGAAGACTGCAATTACACGAACGGTATCTACGACATGGAGCTCGCGACCTTCACAGCAACCGTCGCGGCGATCGAGTCTGTTGTGCAGACAAGCAAGATGATTCCGAGCTCGGGAGCATCCGGCAGCCAGAGAGAGATCACACTTCCCGCATCTGGATGGAGCTCCGGAACTGTAACAGTCGACGGGACAGCTTATTACACACAGACAATAACATGCAGCAGGATCTATTCAGAGACACCGATCATCTGCATAGGTGCGGCGGGGGCGCTTCCGACAGAAGAAGAACAGACGGACTACGCAAGGATCAGCGCAGCAATTGCTGACACAGCTGCAAATACGCTTACGTTCTACGCAAAGACGAAACCGACCGGGACGGTCGTGATCATCGCAAAGGAGGTAGACTGATGGGACTGTGTGCAATAGACGGCGCCAGATACGGAGCCGGATATGACTACGGGATCTGTGACGCATGGGCAGCATACTGGATCGGCAGAACAGGCTGAGGAGGGCGGAATGAGCATAGCGAATATCATGGGCCACGGGTACGCTGATGGATATGCCAAGGGACTCAGCGACGGGGAAAACGGAGAAGGCTCACCAACTACACGCCCGATCCGTATGGTTGTGGGCCATCACCACACCGGCAGTGCCGCGTCTGGAGGAGGCTGCTACACGGAAGCAGTGAAAGAGACGTGCGGAGCGAGAATCACCTGGACAGGCGGCGGCGTTGAGTCAGCCTGGGAGAACACATATCATTACTGGGCAACCGGAACATGCGCAAGGGGCCACGCAGTCAGAGCAGATAAGTACTCACCGACAGGCGTTGATCCTGGAGAGATAAGATACCAGCCATGCCGGACAACAACAACTCGATATGTTACACCGGCAGGACACCCAGGAGAAGGGAGCTTCGTGCGAGATGTCATTATTGAGCCGGGGGAAACTCCAGCAGAAAAGCTCAAGCTGACCGCAAACGAAGTGGTCACAGACGTTCAGATGGAATAGGAGAAGACATGGGCGTAAGCGGAATCAGTATCGAACCTGTCATGCTCAGGAAAGAGCGGGAGCAGAAAATTGCGCCGGCGCAAATGAAAACGCCGAAAGAGGTTGCAAGCCAGGAAGAGCGGCTGAATACACTTAGAGAAAGATATAAGCAGATAAAACAGAAGGAGAAGAACGATGCAGCCATTTGAGTTCTATGTGGATCTGACGCCGTTGACAAGCAAAAGGCCAAAGATCACAGTATCACAATTCGACGTAGGCAGACCGTTTCTGGCACATATCACCTACATGGGGAAAGCATATGAGATTCCTTCCGACGCGATGGTTTCACTGCTCGTCAGAAAGCCTTCAGGGTTCCTTTTTACAACAGAGGCATCATTCGATGGAGATGCGGTCTACTTCGAAACAGCGGAGCAGATGACTCCGGAAGCCGGAACGGCAGAGTGCGAGATCAGCATTATTGGCGACGGAAATGTTCCGATAGGATCCGCGAACTTCGACATGATTGCCGAGAAGTCGGTGACAGAGGGTGGAATCGCTTCTGACTCTGAGATCAGCGAGATCCAGCGGGCAATCAATGCCGGAAATCAGGCAGCAGTATCAGCAGCTGCGGCGAATGCATCTAAGGAATCGGCAGGGCAGGCAGCACAGGCGTCACAGGCGGCAGCTGCGCTATCAGCGGATTCGAAAGAAAAGGCTGCGCAGGCGAAAGAAGAGGCAGAAGCTGCAAGAGATCTCGCAAGAGAATACGCTGACCAGGCAGGAACAATCGTGAACTATGGAAATGTGACGGCAATCATCAATGCTGCCGGACACTTAGAGTTAAGCGCAACCATGGAAACAGTATAAGTAAGGAGGAAGACAGATGGCACAGACAACATTTGGCTGGGAACCAATCTCAAGAGATCAGGGCGACGCACTGGTTGAAGGGATCGCCAGGCAGAACCTGCTCCTGTCACAGATGGTTTCAGCATCGGCGCAGGCCACACCGGTCGCGACTCTTCGAGAGATCCACGAGATCGTCGCAGCAGGGGAAGCTGCGCATGTATTCGCAATCGGTGATCAGATCATGCTGAATTACAACGACGGGACAAATAACTTCGTACTTCCGTGGGACATTGTCCATTTCGAGACTGTCACACTGGAGGATGGAGAGACGATCCCGGGCATGGCGATCCAGAGCCATTACGCGATGGAAGCATGTCAGTTCGACGGCAACGAAGCGTTTTACGTTGTTGCCGGCGCTGCGATGCCAGCCGGAAAGTACTACTTCACCATGGGAAACAGCTGGGGCAACCATGTCGTATCAGGGAAGAGTTACTGGTTTGAGCTTCCCACCGCAGTACCAGTCGGAGGCATGCTGGTCCTTGGCCAGGCGAATTCTACGACTTCGGGATTGCCGGATAATGCGCCGAGTAAGTGGAGAGTTCTTGTCTATGAGTCACAGACAACGACGACGATCAGAGAGAGACTCACACTGACGGAAGGCACGGACGGCACATTCCTTGGGACACTCTCTTCATCGACAAAGTACGATGCGGGAGATCTCAACAACATGCAGAGATCCGGCTACGGATATGGAAGGTGGAGCCAGTCCGGAATCCGTCAGAGGCTCAACTCGGTACAGGCAGCAGGAGCCTGGTGGAACCCGCAGAACACATACGACAGACCACCGGACCAGCTGGAGACGCTCAGGGGCTTCATGGCTGGATTCGACGAAGAGTTTTTGAACATCATCAAACCGGTTCGTGTAAGGACGGCCCTGAATACCATATCAGACTCCGAGATTGGCGCCTATGAAGACACGTTCGACACATTCTTCCTCGCATCACTGGAGCAGGAGTACGCGGCTCCACAGGCAGCAGGAGTCGAGGGCGACTACTGGGAGTACTGGAAACGTAGGCTGGGGGTGACATCACCTCAGGGTTGGTACGCGGACCATACAAATCCGAACCATATCCGGTACGCTTATGAGAATCACGCAAGCGCTCAGTACTGTCGTTTGCGCTCTGCTTTCCGCGGCAACGCCGCCAACACGTGGACCGTCACATCGACAGGGTACGTCGCCACCACCGGCGCGACGACCGCGTATCGCTGCGCTCCGGCTTGCGTAATCTGTTAATCATTCATCCCGCCAGCCACGCATGGCGGGATGCGAAAAGGAATAGTAAAAATGTCAGTGCCAGTAAACAAAAGATCGCACGGAAAACTGGAAGCATGTGTCAAAGCACACGAGCTTTGTTGCTATACACTGCAGATCGCAACAAATAAAAAGATATTCACTGAGCAGTACCAGGAGGCACTGACCGACAAAATAATCTCCACAGCAATCGATATACACGCGGCGGTGTGGTCGGCGAACAATATCTTGGTAAACAGCAAAGAGGATCTGGAGGAACGCACAAGACTGCAGGAAAAAGCGGTGGTCTTGTGCAATGTCCTTTTAAGCCTCATTGACGTCGCCAAGAAGATATTCCACCTCCACACGAAACGCGTAGTATATTGGGCCGGCATGGCGATAGAAACGAGGAATCTGGTAAAAGGATGGATGCACTCGGATCGAAAGAGATATGCCGGATATGGGACGTAGGCTATAGCTCAGAACTGTCGTTTGCGCTCTGCTAACCGCGGCAACGCCAACAACACGTGGAACGTCACATCGACAGGGAACGTCAACAACAACAACGCGACGAACGCGAATCGCTGCGCTCCGGATTGTGCCATTATGGTGCGAGCATTCCGTACATAGTACAGAAAGCACTAAAGCAATGACGCAAGGAGCCGAAATCCCAGCCGAAAGGCTAAACAATATTTCTGTGATGCACACGACTTTGAAAAGCCGGCTGTACTATAAACATGGAAAATCAACAGATAGAAAACATTATCGGCTTCGATGCCCTGTACGATTCAATGAGCAAGTGTAAGAAAGGAGTCCTTTGGAAAGACTCGACAGCTTCATTTTGCCTCAACGCGATCGAAAGAACCATAAAGTTGTCAGAGCAGTTGGAAAGCGGGACGTACAAGGCAAGACCGGTTGTACGGTTCCAAGTTACATCTCCGAAGCCAAGAGAGATTGCAAGCATATGCTTTAGAGATAGAGTCTATCAGCGCTCCCTCAACGACAATGTAGTCTATCCGATCATGAGCAGGTCGTTTATCTACGACAATTATGCGTGCCAGAAAGGGAAAGGCACGGATGCTGCAAGAGACAGACTCGGGGAATTCTTGCATAGGTATTATAGAAAACATGGATCATCAAAAGGATATGTCGCACAGTTCGACATCCATGGATACTATCCGAACATGGATCACCAGGCAGTGGAAAAACTCTTCCAGGAGAAACTGGATCCGCAAGTATTCGCGATGGTCAAGGACATACTGCACCAGCAATACGAAGGAGATAAAGGGTACAATCCCGGAAGCCAGCTGATCCAGATCGCAGGAATATCGATCCTCGACGACTTCGACCATTATGTCAAAGAAGCTCTGCATGCGAAGCTATACATCAGGTACATGGATGACTTTCTGATCATCAGTGAAGACAGAGATTATCTGGAGCAATGCGTGGCCAAGATCCGAAGCTACCTCTCGCGGATGGAATTCGAGCTGAACGAAGGAAAAACAAGCATATATCAGCTTTCGAAGGGCATCGAGTTCCTGGGCTTCAGGTTTTATCTTACGGACACAGGTAAAGTCCTCCGACTGATCAAACCAAGCAACGTAAGCAGAGAGCGCAGGAAACTGCGTAGGCTGGTGGCGAAATCAAAACAGGGCTTCCTTCCAAAAGAGAAGGTAGACGAGTCCTATGCGGCATGGCGTAACCATGCCAGCAAAGGAAACACGTTCCAATTGATCCAGCGTATGGACACATATTACAAAAGCTTGTGGAGGTAAGACATGGCATTACTCATAAGAAACCAGATGGACCTGGCAGAAAAAGCGGCACTCGAGAACGCAACGGCAGACGCAGTCAGATTCCGGGCCGTACAGGATTATAACATCATGATGGGGATCATCGAGGATCCGGACGAAGAGGAGGAAGAAGATGAGTGAACACTCGGAAAAGTTTTATCTGGTAAAGGATTACTATGAGGCAGGCCTCTGGAAAAAGAAAGCAGTCAGAAACGCTGTGATCCGCGGCTGGATCACGGAAGAGGAATTCGAAGAGATAACCGGAGAACCGTTCAAGTGAGACAGGGATCGAACGACTGGCAGGCGATCGCAGAGGAAGAAGCTGAGACAATAGAAAAGCAGGGAATGCTGATCAGAAAGCTGGTTGAGCTCCTGAGAGTGCATGACGCAGCGCTCGCCGAAGAAATCAATATAGAAAGTAGAGAGGCAACGGAATACGAATGAGCGCAGGAGAAGCACGCGACTGGATCAACCTTTTAACAGACATTATTGCGGGGCGCGGCATCGCGCTCCTTTTCATTATTGCAGTGTTTTTGTGGGTCATCGAAAAGAGCAGCATCATTAAGTTCAAACCATGGACTGCAATCTTTCGAAGCTTCGGCAGAGCAATCAATGGAGAGATCCTTGAGCGCCTCGACCAGCTCGAGAAGAAGGTAAAAGAACAGGGGGAGATGGAAGGGGAACGGAACGCCAAACAGGCGCGTATTCGCATCCTTCGGTTCAACTCGGAGCTGATTCGTAGGAAACGGCATACTCACGAAGAGTTTCAAAATGCGGTCAATGATGTGGATGAATACGAGAAGTACTGCAATGATCACCCACAGTTCAAGAACAACGAGGCGGATCTCTCCATATCCAACATAAGGATGCAGTATCAGAAGTGCATGGACCAGGGAGATTTTCTGCCGGAGGTACAGGCGGAATGAGAAAGAAAAAGAAGAACGCAAAGAAGAAGCTGAATAAGCTGGATAGGTATATCATCTTCAGCTTCACGGTGCTGCTCACATACACCGGTATCGAATTGACACTGGCCACGTTGACCGGGATCTCCCATGATACGCTGACCACATGCCTGTATGCGGCATTCGGAGGAGAGGTTCTGGCAGCGGCACTGATCAAAGTTTTTAACATCAGAAACGAGGACCGGTGGGACCGGGACTTCGAACAAATTGATCTGGAGGAAGAGACGAATGGATGAAACAATATTTCACATCATCGAACTGGCAATTACGGTCATAGCGGCTGTCACAGCGCGGTACCTGATCCCGTGGCTGAAGGCGAAACTCTCTGCAGACCAGATCATAACGCTCAGGACCATCGCAGAAGTGGCGGTTCTGGCTGCCCAGCAGCTCCACGGGAATGAACCGGGGGGCGATAGGAAACAGTTTGCTATTGCCTACATCCGAGATTTCTGCGCAGACCATGGAATCAGCATCAGCGGTCGGCAGCTGGATGCGCTGATTGAGGCAGCGGTAAAAACCATGAAGATAGAAACTGCCAAGGGAGGAATGACATGATTGCGAATTCTGGACATGATGAACATGGCCGGTATGTCGGCGGCAAGGCCGGAGACCAGACGGGCCGGGAGTTCGAAGTACGGCAGTGGTACTCAAGACCTTGGTCCTGCGTTCTTCGCCATCCGGAACGCAGAGTCGGAGAGAAACTGGCACAGCTGGCAAGAGCAGCCGCACTGAATGATCACATAGGATACGACCAGGGCCAGCGGTGGTCATTCCTCGCGGCACTCCGCCTGGCCAACTGGCAGCCCGGGCTAATTGCAGTGGATTGCGAGGCTGACTGCAGCTCTGGCGTAATCTCTCTGGTGATGGGAGTTGGGTACCTTCTGAATATCGACAGCCTCAAGAAGATCAACAGTAGCGCAACCTATACAGGCAACATGCGGGCGGCCTTCCGGACGGCGGGTTACCAGGTCCTGACAGATCACAGGTACACGACAAGCACCAGATATCTGCTGCCAGGCGACATCCTGCTCAACGACGCGAGTCATGTGGCAATCAATCTGGACACCGGCGTCAGCGCTGTCACAGCCACAACAGCCGCGCAAAAAGGCGCGCTGAATACGGTGCCAAAGTGGATCGGGGAAGTTACGGCCAGTTCGCTGAGTGTACGCACGTGGGCCGGAGTAGGAAACCCGACGATCAAATCGTGGCCGGCACTGGCGAAAGGTAACTGGGTAGATGTCTGTGACTCGGTTCCAGATGCGAACGGAACACCATGGTATTACGTTCGCATCTATGGTAAGTATTATGGTTTTGTTCACTCTGGTTATATCAAAAAGGTGATGTGATATGGGTGCGATCATTCGAGATGTTCTGACGGCAATCTTCATAGCAGCGACAGCAGTTGTCATTGTCCCGCTGATCGCAGTCCTGGCGGCCATAAGTCACGCACGTGACGAGATGAGAAAATGGCTATAGCATTGCTATAGCTTTCCATACACCTCCTTTCTTTTTAAACCCCGCAAAGAGTAGAATCTTTGCGGGGCATTTTTACATGAATTTCGCGCTATATGAAATGATATATGAAACGACGGCCTGCAAACGTTGATTTTATAGGCTTTTCTTGTGGGTTCAAATCCCACTTTCTCCGTTTTTTATGCAAAGCTGAAAAGTGCCTGTTTTTCAAGGAATGTTGAATTTCCAAGGAAAACAGGCATTTTCTTTATCCAATATTTTATGCATAAATCCAATATTTTATGCGTAAATCCAATATATTTTTAAGCTGTATGAAACGAAATATGAAACGGAATCACCCTGAATATTCCTTGGATTTATGGAGATTTTCGAAGTGTCCGGTGAGGATCTTAGCTTCCTTCTGTGAAACGTCTGAGAGCTCTTCCCGGTAGACAGTCTTCATCACGGTGTCAGTCTTCCATCCGCCGTAGGCCATGATGTACTGGTCCGGTATGCCGAGCGCGTGACAGATCGAAGCAAAGTAGTGCCGGCACCGGTGCGAGGTGAAGGACTGGAGCCCTGCCTCCCTGACAGCCTTCCGGAATTTCCGGCCCATTGCATCAGGATCCGACTGAATGACACGGCCGGTGCCGCGGGGCAGCAGGCGCGTGAATCCTTCCGGCATCGGAACAGACCGGCAGGACTCTGACGTCTTCGGAAGATTCTTTATGATCCAGCACTTATCTTTGTCCATGACGCGCGCTTTCGACACCGTCACAGAATTCTTCTTGATATCCTTATACTCAACAGCACAGGCCTCACTTCTTCGCAGGCCGCAGATCACGAACAGCACGTAGGCCAGAAGCTCCGGATCCTCCTGGGCCTTGGTCATGAGCTTCTGGATGTCGGCATCATTTGGAGTATATGCCCGAAAAGGCTTCTTCTGAGGCAGGCTAACATGGAATCTGGTATCCGGCGCGAACATTTTCATGGTAGCAGAGAACAAACCGTAGAGATTACAGACATACTTTGCAGACTTCTTCATAGAGAGTTTGGAAATCCAGAGCTGCAGAGTTTCTGTATCGAGATTGCGCAGGCGGATCGATTCGATATCCTTAAAGTGCAGATTCAGGTACTTAAGGTAGGCCGCAATGGTAGACTCGGAGAGAGTTCCCTCCTTGGCTGCGATATAACGCTCGACAGCTTCACGGACCGTATAGTCCGCCGGGCGGATCGAGCGCAGGTAAGACCACTCGGAGGCCATGCGTTCACATTCTTTCTTCCCAAGGAGAGAAGGATCATTACAAGTAAAAGATTCATAGACAGGCTTCTTCTTCATGGATCCGTCAGGAGCCTGGACATATTCGTAGTGGGAAAAGATCCTGCAGTTCCAGGATCCAGACTTTAGCTTTCTGGCAGTGGCCATAAAAATACCTCCTTGCATAGAAAAATAAGAGCAGGAGGTCTATAATATTCGTAATCTCTCATATTAGATCCTGCTCATACCATGGGCGGCCGCTCACCTTGCGCCAACAGGGTGAGCGGTTTTATTTTCCGCTCACGCGGTTCCTTCTGCAGAAATCTGTGAAGCTGACGATTCTTCCGCCGCTTCCCTTTCGGCCTCCAGCTCTTCGCGGTAGGCCTCTACTTTTCGATCGAGTGCGTCCTGCTTCATGCGGACCGTCTCTTCCATGAACTTCCGGACTGCAGCCCGTTCCTGGTCTGACAATTTGATGTACGATCTCAGAAAGGCCTCATCAAAAGCAGTCAGCCCACGCTCTGCGACGATCTGGGAAAGATCATCCTGGAAGGAAACGAGCATCTCTCCTTCGCCGGTCCGCAGCCATTCCTCTGAGACTGAAAACTCTCGGCAGATAGAGCGGGCCATCTGGTCGGTGAGGTTTCTCGACCCGTTCTCAATGTTAGAAATTGCAGTCTTGCCAACACCAAGACGGTCGCCGAAGGCTTCCATAGTAAGACCGAGGCTTTTTCTTAATTCTCTGATTCTTTCGCCCTGTGTCATCGGTACTCCTCCTATAACTCTTGACAGTTAAAGCACCAACAATTATTTGCTGGTGAATTCAATATAACACTAAGAGATAACTTCTACAAGATAAAAAGTACACAAAGTGAACGAAAATGTATTGACAAGGTTCACATAGAGGAATATATTGTTCACATAGATAACAAAGCAAAACACATAGAGACCATAATA